CGTCTGCAGAAGGCTTCCCACCTTGTGCGTTAATAAGCTTGTCAAGGTTATTGTTATTACCGTTTGCAGAGTCGTAGATATTTGCGATAACACGGTTAGGGTCTAGTCCAGCTTCCCAGATTGCATTAAACAATGCCTCGGCTGGAACAAACTCTGCGCCCGCGCTGAACTCCAGTTGCCCTGCGCCTGAAGGCTGTCCAACGTTTACCTGTGGGATGTCAACGTTGTCCTGGATTGCAGCTGGGTCAATGATGTCATTATTGCTATCAACGTTTGCGTTGAGAATCTCAGCGATAGCCGCGTCGGTAGAGTTGCCAAGTAATGCCTGTGACATTGCCTGAACAAGTTCCTGTGGAGTAAACTTAGTTGCTAGCTTCTTTGGATCATCTGTAAAATCTTTACTTGCCTCGTCTATACGCCCTTGAACATCATAGTTTGCAGTATTAAGTTTGAATGCTCCGTTTGGCGCTTTAAAGTCTGGGAATAGCGTAGGAGCGATAGGCTCACCTGTATTGACAACTTTTTCTGCGTTTGACTTATTATTTGAAGGAACAGTTGCAACTTTCTTCACTGTCTTGCTTTTTACAGTCTCTTTAGACGGAGTAAACTCGATTGGATTATCCTTGGTAAATGTATTATTAAGATACTCAACTAAACCTGGTAGCCCCTGGGTTTCAATCTGGTTCCATGAATCAAATTTCTGTGCGCCGCCTCGACCGTCAGTTCCTGGCTCAGGAATCCAGCTACCTGCGTGTCCGGCAATATAGGTACCGTCTTGATTTAGGTACGCGATGACCGGATATGTTCCACCATCTCGCTGTGGCATTTGACGGGTGTATGATCTATCGTTATTTGCATCGCGCACCCAGCCATCTGGAACTGGGTTTCCGTTAAGATCATTATTGCCTAGAGGTGTAGGAGCTGGCTTGCCTGCGTCAATTGCCTTGTTCTCCTGCATGCGCTGTTCTTGCATCTTAAGAAGATCCTGCGGGCTAATAACATCCTTAGCTGTAGCGCCAGGAATTTTACCAAGAGGAAGTTGACCTTCTGTGGCCTTTGCTTCTTGGCCAGCAATATACTTATCAAATGATGGTTCGTCCTTAGACATAGCTGCGTTAGCTTCTGCCCAACTGCTAACTTGCGCGATAGCTTCTCCGGTTGGACGCCCATTTGAGTCTAGACGTAGTACAGAATGTGGACGCCCGCTGCGGTCAATGACGACAGCGTAGTTATCGTCTGATATATACATTCCATTTTGATAGTGCCAACCGATGGGCGCGTCCCTGCGAGTCGCAAGAAGATCTTTTAAGCTAGGAACGTCCTTGCTAAATTGATCTTTAAATGATGGCTTCTCTGGAGCTGCGTGTCCAGGAATACGTGCTTGATACACCGCGGCGTTATTACTTTTGATAACATATAGCCCTGGTCTTATTCCAGGAACTCCCGAAACTTCAATAAGACCGGAGTCTGAAACTAACGAAGGACCTTTAGATGTATTTTGTATATGAGAGTCTCCACCTGCACCGACGTAGGTACCGCTTCCTACCTGGATAGAACCACCAGGCAGACGGAAACGGAAGTTTACACCGCGTCCCATTTCAACCCAGCGGCCCTTCTTGTCGCGCCACTGTAGCGCAACACGAGCTCTACGGGCTGCCGAGGAGTTGCCGTCTGAGAAAGAAGCAACTATAGCAGAAAGACTATCAAGCTTAAAGTAAGAGGCAAGCAGTGTCTTGTTTGCAGCTAGTCGGGCAAACGCATGTTCACGTTCGATAGACCCAGGAAGAGCTCCGTGCGCAGATGCAACAAGCGGACGAATTGACTCGTCGATTGAAGGATCAGCCACAATCCACTGTGCGTTCTTCTTAAGAAACTCTTCTGCAGAGATAGACGCGTTGAGAGCAGATAGCGGGTGACCTGCGACTAGTAGATCCGCGTGATCTGTCTGACTAGCGGTAAATGTTTTTGTTGCAACGTTAAGGAAGCGTGATACCTCCTTGAGAACTGCAAAGCTACGTGCCTCGTCGTCAAGCGTCGAAAGATCAGCAAGCGAGCGATTCATTACGATAAGCGCAGAGCGTGGAGTTACATGACGCTCGTGAGAAACCTTAGAGTTTGCTTCCTTAACGAGAGATAAAACTTGCTCGTGAAGAGAAAGGACAGGTAGGAAGTTACTGTCGTTCTTCTTACGTGCAGCCTTACGCTTTAGAGCGCGCTCGATCTTCTCGTTTAGTGGTGCATCCATTACACGGTTCCCTTACGCTTCTTTGGAAGTAAATCTGCGTCCTTAGAGTCGTAAAGTTTTGTCGCTAGAGTGTATGCTCGCTCAAACGGAATATCCCCGTCTCTTACACCGCGTAGCCATGCACCGCGTAGTGCAGGGATTGCCTCATAGCCTAGAGATGAGTACTCTGCCATCGCGTGGATGGCGTGCTCGGGTGAGCCGTACTCGTCTGCAGACTTAAGCGCGATAGATAAAAGTTCATGTTGCATTAGTGATGCCTCTGCACGAGAAGACTTAGGGTGCGCCTTAGGCAATAGGTCGTTATCCTGCTTGTAGTTTGGATTAGCAGGAGCGCCAGACTTCAATATAACTAGGAACGCGTTAACGCGAGCCATTGCCCACTGGTCACGGGTCTTACCTGGTCGATGGCTAGAAGAGTACGCACCTGAACCTCTACGGTAGACTGCCTTTAACATCGGCAATGTTGCCTTACGTCCAGGCTTGGCGTTCTTGTTGTGCTCTGCTACCTTGTTAGCAAGTGCACGCTCTGTCTTTGCAGAGAAAACAATCTTCTTAGAACCGGCTGCGGATCCTGTCTTGTTTTTATCTGAGCCGTGTATGCGATCTTTCTTTGGAGCTGGCTTAGAGCTTGCCGCCGTGATAGGTCCACCAACTGCCCACGAGTTACATGTACGTGTAGCCGCGCATTTAAAGTCTAAAGCTTCGCAGTAGCCAAGGTCAGCCTGGTTGATTGCTGCGTCAGCATCTGCCTGGCTTGAATCACCTTGCTGTAGTCCTTGAGAGATGCAGTCAAGCATCTTTGGAGTTCTAACAAAGAAAACGCAGTTACCACAAACGCTTGTCTTTGCTTCCTCTGGAGTTGTCTTCCACTTGTCAGCTTTTTCTTGCCAAAATTCATCGTTAGGCTCGTTTGGGTTCAACGGGCCGTAGCCAACGTTGTCAATTGCGTTTTGACGATTCTTTAGGTTAACTTGAATATCCTGTGTTGCAACAGGGCATGCGTCAGCTTCTCCGGCAGCAACGATAACCTCGCCGTCACCTTTGTCTGCGCCGTCAACATTAACTACGCCGTCAGGGATAACCGCAAAGCGGCACTTGCCGTCGTCTTCAATAGTAGGTGCGATAATCTTGCAAACACCAGGACCTTCGTAGAGTACACAGTTAACGCACTTAACGCCGATCTCTTTGTACTCGTTATCAGCCGCAGGAGTGTATCCTGCCCAGATACCTGTTTCGTCTTCATTAAACTTTCCGTACTTATCCGCGATCTCTAGTAGAGCTGCGGCAAGGTCCTGCTCTTCGGCAACGATAACACCTGCCGCTTGAAGAGCTTCAACCTGTTGCTCTTGAAATGAGAAATACATATCCTGCGAGTTGTACTGTCCGTACTCTTCTGCGGATAGACACTGGGTGCATACACAGATAGTGTCGCATAGGCAGTGTCCTCCATCTGATCCCGGGCAGGTGCAGCCGGATGCACCACAAAGTGGGCAACCGTCTGCATCGTCCATAAGCTGTTCAACAACAGGAGTGTCTCCTGCGTCTAAAAGTTCAACAGCTTCAGATTTTCCCGGCATACCAGAATCACTAGGTGTTAGATACGCGCCGATCTGCCAGCGCCACTTCTTGTGCATGTCATCACGCTCTGCGAGGAAGTTAAGAACACCTTGCTCGTTGTAGTTGGTTGCAGCCTCGAGAGCTTGACCGATGACTGCAATCATTACATCGTTAGCTGCGTAGAGATCTGCTAACATAGGCATAGGGTCGTTATTAACGTCCATGTCCTGTGTTTGATTAAGATCAATAAAGTCTTGAAGCTTATAAGGAGCGTTGTTTCCCATCTTAAGCATAAGCTCTGCTGTAGGATCGATTGAACCGTAGATGTCCTCGTAGATCTCTGCAAAGAAGTCATGGAACTCTGCGAAGTCGCGTCCCTTTACGTTCCAGTGATGACCATGCGCCTTGAAGTACATAGTTACAGCGCTACCTAGAACTACAGCAATCGAGCTGCTAAGTTCTGATCTGTTGTCGTCTTGATTTTCGTACATTGCTACGCTCCTTCCTTAGGAGTTGTTGGTGCGGTTGGTTCAGTTGGAGCAGGAGCAACTGGTGTTGCATTGTCCAAAATCTGTTGGATCTCCTGAGGAACAGGAGCGGAGGACTCGGCCTGTTGCGCGTCACGCACAGACTTCATAACCTCGGGAGCGATGGCGCCGATCATTGCCTGGGTAAGCTCCTGTGAAAGAACTCCCTTTTCAACGAGCATGCGAATAGCAAGTTCGTTTGCATCAGGAGCATCAGCCGCAGAGAATCCGTGGGCACGACGCCATGTCTCGTAGGAGACGGCCATCTTGTCAAAGCCCATGTCTGCGTCTGCCGCACGGTCATTACGTGTCGCGATAGCCGATGGGTCATACCAGATACATACGCGTGCTACGTCATCCTCTAGGAAGCCTGCAGCAAGGAGCGCAGGTCGTAGGTAGGCAACCGTAAGAGCATCGGCGATAAGAAGCATAAGAGGCTCGATGTGTGCCTTATAAAGGTTATCGTCGATAGTCTGGGCGTTCGTGTACTTAACGTTTGCCAAACCGGTAACGATATCTTTAGGAACGTCAAGTCCCATAAGGATACGGTCAAGTACCTTATCGGAGCGTTCTGCAAGTGCAGGGTCAAAAGAACGTTCAAACTTAAACTGCTTAATTTTGTCGCCAAGCTCGGCAGGTCCGCGGATAATAAGTGGAACGACCGCTGATGCGGAGTCTTCATCACGGATAGGAGTTGTCATCGCATCCATGAGTTGATCTTCAAACTCGTCCGCAGCCTCCTCGGCTGTCATGCCAGGATTCAGATCGTTCTCGTCATCATATGGATAGTCTGGATCTGGAGACGCGGCAACAGAGAGACCGTCCGGTAGATAGAGGGCACCTGCGTTTAGGCGAGAGCGCGCGGTAGCGCGAAACGTACGGTTGAGCAAAAGTAGCTCGGAGCAAAGATCAAGTAGACCGCGCAAAGATGAATCAGCCTCTTCGGAGTAGCGTGGGTGAGCTCTCCAGATACGTGCAACGAACGCGGTGTTAGGGAGTTTAACTCCGTTGGCGCCGGAGCGAGAAGAAGATGTGCCGATGATGTCACGACGTGGAATGATGACATATGAATTCTTAGAGTCAAGTTGCAGCTCGTCTGTAGAGCGAATATCCCAAGATTCCTTTAGTCCTGAGCCTTTACGCTCTGGGAATTGAACGAGGTAACATTCACCTGTAACCGATAAATTAAGGGCTGCATCCTTTAGAAGACCAGCTTGTCCCCCGTATGCGGAGTCTAAGCGTGCAAGTGCACGCTCGGCCGCTGCCGCAAGTCGTGGATCAATAACATCGCTGCTGCGCGCCGCGATAGGAGTCTCCGCTGGGTTATCAACTACCGCCGCATACAGGCGAACACGTGAAACTACAGATGCAACGAGGTTAAAGGCATACTTGATCTCGCCGATGGCGTCGTAGTACTCCCAAGCCTCACTCTGCCAGTCTGAGGATCCGCCTGCGCGGCGTTGCTTAAACTTTTCAACTTCGCCCTTGTCGTTAATCTGCAGTTGAACCGCCGCGGCAGTAAGAGCGCGAGGTGCGGTGTAGGGAACTGCCTGGGCATATGTCTTACCGTCAAAAACTACCGTTGCAGGTTGATTATTGCGAGGTGCCTGTGCGGTGATGCGACGAGAGCGAGTAGGGGCGCCTTTAGGCTTCTTACTATTATCCTTAGAGAATAGTCCCACGTGTTACTCCTCGTCGTTGGTTAACGGAGCACGAAATCATTTACTGATCCCAGTGCGCAGTTATAAGTCCTGCTATAGCGGACAGGGTAAATATACACCCAACTAGGATAGTCATACTTGGAAATAGAGCGTATAAAAACACAACCGGAAGCGCGACCCATAACGAGACGCACCAGGAGCAGGTGAAGAGATATCCGATGTGGGAGTTGCCTGGGGACTTTCTATCCCATACCCACTCGCGGACCGGAGCTAGAACTTCGTCTAAGACGACGAGCCGTGTTAATCGGTAGACGAATAGGGAGAGGATAATCACATGCGCGAAAGGCATGTGCTCGATCATATATGTGTCTAGTTTCATTTGCTGGTGTCCTTTACTGAGTCCATTGTTATATGCGGGCTCCAAGATCGTAGTCTGCTGCCGCAGGTTGAGCAACCTTGGGTCTTACGAAACGCTATAACTTTCCCTGACTCCATAAGCGCCTGGGAATCCTTTGTCTTACTTCCTGACCAGTTAAGGTTAGAAATTTTCTCGCGAAAGATTAAGCGAGGTCCTTCCTCGTGATCTCCTGCTATCATGAGGATCTGCTCGCTATGGTCGTTCTCAAGAATCACGACGCGAACGCGCTCGAAGTACTTGTTGCCGTTAGGCACATCCGCACGATTTGTCGTAACCGTCATAAAGTCCTGCACGATACCTGGCGCAACCGCAACTATGGTTGCGGGGAAGAAATCGTGGATAACCTTCATTGTGTAAGCGCCTTATCTACTCTGCGTTTCATCGCGCGATAGGTAACTCCTGATGCACGGGCTAACTCTGAAACGGTAACACCTTTATTGTAGAGAAGTCCTGCTATACTTGTTAGTTCTTTATTCGCGGTGAAAGAAGTAGACGACGGGTTTGTTCGTGCGCGAAAGCGCCGAGCAAGAGGCGACAGCCGCGCGATGCGCAACTGCTCGTCGTGCGGGATACCTGGAGACCTTGGACGCTTACGTCTTGATTTTGCCTTGGGCTGAGGCGGGGTAGGGGTCGCGGTGACGAAAATGCACTCAGGCGTATCCTTGATAACCCAGGAGCGCACGGTCGAGCGACGGCGCGGCGGCGAGAATGCGTCCGCAATGGACTGAAGGGTCCAGCCTGCATCGTTGAGATCTTTTACACGGCGCCACAGTTGCTCCTTGGAGAGGGAGGCTAAGAAGAGAGCTTCGCTCTTTGGTAGATCGGGTGTATGCGCCACGAGAATAATGTATCATCTTTTGAGACGAATGTGTACAAACTGCGCTTATAGTAATGTGTACATACGAAGCAGAAACAGTACCTTTTGGTTAAAATGGCTTGGAGGTGAGAAAGGGTTACGTATGAATACCGGAAGGTCCTCAGTTGTCTCCAAGCTTTTTTCAATTACGCTTCTAAAACTAAGAAAGACCGACTCTCGTTGTGAGAATCAGTCTTTCTTTTGTGAAGAAGACTTAGAGTACTACGCGTACGTGTACATCTCCTTCAAAAATCTTTGTAAAGGTATCAGCGTCAACAGATCCTGTGACGTCCATTCCTTTGTCAGCCTGAAACTCCTTGATTGAAGCTACAGTCTCGTCGCCTAGCCAACCATCCTTGTCAGCGTCAGCGTCCTTGTAACCAAGTTCGATGAGTCGACGTTGCAGATGATGTACTGTCAATGACTTGCGT